TCATTTGGTAATTTAATAGTTTTTATGTGTGAATCTAAACCTGTTGGGTCGTCGGTAATACAATGAAATTCATAAGGTACAGTAGTATTTCTTTTAACCATATTATAAAGTACATTGGCATATTGAGAAATATACTTGTTACCCCATTTAACGCATACTATATGATTCATATCCTTGTTTTAATCCTTCTATTTGTATTTTTTTCCAATTATCACTTTCAAGACTGTATGGATATTCGTTTTCCCAACTTCGTAACCCAATAGTGTGAATACTTTTTATATTTAAATTGTTTTTCATTGTATTATACACTTCTAGAAATGGTTTATTTTGAAATGCTAATTTCATGTCTACTTGGCCGATTTTAATATATCCAAGAGATAATTTTGGGTCTTCCCAATCGTAATTGTTTTCCTTTAACCATTTTTTAAACTCATCTATTTCTTTTTTCTTAAATGCGTGTGTTTCTTCTGTGATAGTATCGCCCCATTCAATATCAAACTCACCAGAATAGTATTTTTGATGGTTTATTTCGGAACACATAGATTCAGTCATTACAGGTGCGTATTCATCTCTAAAAACTTCATATAAAGTTTTGCCAACTTGTGACCAATGTAGATATACACCACCTAATTCTCTGTTATATCTGTTTTGTTTGAATAATTCATAATCTTCTTCGTGTAAATCGTGTCTAGGTGCATTTAAAAATGTAGTAATTTGAGAAGGCCTCATCCATGCAGGGTCTACTACACTTTTTCTATAACTTAATACCCAATTTTCTATTTCATGACAAAGATTATTAAGTTGTCTTATTGCATATTTTGTTTCTGTGTCTGCTTGTTTGTAGTAATCGGAAATTTTCCATGCAGTTCCTTGTAGTTCTTCAAAATACCTATGTAATAAATTACAAGCATCATGTTTTAATCTTAATCCTGGTTTCTCCCATTCATTTCCACTTGGACAAAGTCCTGTTGGGAGTGTAGATGAGTGTTGAAAATCTGCTGGAGTAAATGATTTTAATTTAGGATATTCTGGATTAAATTTAAATGAATCTATTTGTGCTATATTTTTGTTTAATTCTTCGCAAAGATAAGTTAAATCTCTTTTAGAATCTGCCCAACCTAAAAAACAGAAGTTTTTTTCTAATATTCTTTTTTCTGTTAAATTATCTTTTAGTGCTTCAAGAAATCTTTTTCCTAAAGGAGTATCGTAAATGTGTACTCTTACTTGTTTGTTGTTGTATTGAATTACTAAATTTTCAAATAGAGTTATTTGCTTGTCCATCCCTTGAATCCTGCATTTGGGTTTGTGTAGATTGAGCTATTTTTGTCATTCTCTCTAGCTTCAACACTAATAACCCAAGCACGACCACGAGATTTTTCACGTAACCATTTATCTGTCCATTCACAAAGATAATGTGCAGTACCTTCCATGCCAGGTCCCATTGGATGAGTTCTAATTCGGCATACACCTGCTTGTTCTAATTCTTTAAATTTATCCATATGTGGATCTTCTTCATCAAGTACTAAAGTATGGTCATACATATGATCTAAATGTGCTTTTAATTCTTTTAAGTCACCATAGTCTACTGCAAAGCCTTCTTTTGTAAATGTTTTAATGCCAAATACAAAATGAAAACTTCTGCTGTATCCGTGAATTAAATGGCAGTTGCCATCATGTCTATATTGTCTATGAGCACACGGAAAATTCCAAAAACTTTTTGTGGAAGTAAAACATTCTTCTGTTACGTTGTCTTTAATTTCTATATCAGCCATTAGTGTAACCTCTTTTTAATATCGTTAACGTCAATTCCTAGTTCATTTGATTTATTACGAATTGAATCAGTTAACTCGTTTGGGATATTTAATTCTCCATCAAGGATAGATTTTAAAAAGTGGATAAACACCGTAAATTCTGGTCTCTTTGTTACTGTCTCAGGATCAATGTTATATTTTTCCATTTGATCTAACATAGCTTCTGTAACATCAACTAATGCTTTAATACTTGTACTATGTTTTTCAAAATGTGTCATTATACTATAATTTTTGGTTTCTCAGGTGTTTTTATTGTAGAAAATATTCTTTCGTATTCTTGTTTAATTTTATCATTAATATTTGCAATAGATGTAATTTTATTTCTACAAATGTTAATAGGTTCGTTTTGTTCAGCAGTAGAAAAGAATGTTCCAAATGCTAAACCTTTAGGACCTTGCATTAATACTAATGCTTTCTCTATACTGATATAATCAGAATTAAGTGATTTAAAATTTGCAATTACTTCTTCACCTGATGCAAGTTTAAGAGTAATAACATTTCCTTCTTTAAATTTGTCAAACATAATACTATTATAAACTTTATTTAGATTTTGTCAATTGCTTATTAATAAATTTAGCCATGCCGTCATAAGATTCTTGGAAAACGTTTTTATGTTGAGACCATTCCTCTGGCATTTTCCATTTTTCTTGATTTACCACGATCCAACGAACATTTGGAAATAATTCCATTAATTTGTGGAATTGATGTACCCAATAAGATGGATCAACTGGTCGTTTAATGTATTCATATCCTTTAGTATTTTTGTATATATTATTGACTGTTTTTCCTATTGGATAAAGATCAAATCCTAACATAAAAATTGCTTTTGGTTTAAAAGTTAATGCTACTACACCTGCGTATGGTCCAGTCCCCCAATGGAACGGGTCATCTTTTCGTTGATCGCCGTGATAAGGTAAATGTGGTATTTTTATTACATTTGGCCACATGGCAAATTGATTAACCCATTTATCTCTGGTGTAAATTGTGGTGCCTTTGCCTACAGTGTTTACTGCTTCTTGACACATATGTTTATCAGCACATACTAGGTATTCACAGACGTAATCTCTGAATATAGCATTACATCCTACCACCGTTGAAAATAGTTTTAGTGGAGTTATATCAAACCCCCGTCTACTCTCACCATTTCCTACAACACTTACGAATTTAGTCATATTGCTATTTAAACACCCTTTTAAGCTGTATTAGAGCGACGTATACGCATGGTAAAGGCAGGTCAAGTATCAAACTATCCACCAATATTTTCGGCATAACTTCTTTTTTTAACAGGATATTTTCCAGTAAAACAAGCGTCGCAATAGCCTTTACTTTTCATTGCTTTATGTAATCCTTCTATAGATATATATTCTAATGAATCAGCATCAATAAATTCTTTAATTTCTTTTACGTTACTTTCTCCGGCTATAAGCTCTTTTCTGTTTGGTGTATCTATACCATACCAACACGGACCAGTAACTGGCGGAGATGAAATACGCATATGAATTTCTTTAGCGCCTGCATTTCTTATTAAATTTATAATTTTCTTTGCTGTTGTGCCTCTAACAATAGAATCATCAATAACGGTAACTGTTTTATCTTTAAATAATCGCATAGCACTATGTTTTAATTTTACACCCAAGTCTCGTATTTTTTGTGTAGGTTCAATAAATGTTCTTCCTCTGTAATGACTTCGTGTAAGTCCTAGTTCAAAAGGAATTTTTGATTGGTTAGCATATCCAAGTGCAGATACCATACCAGAATCAGGTACTGGAACAACCATATCAGAATCAACATAAGTTTCTTTTGCTAATTCTTCACCTATTCTTTTACGAACATCATATACTAATTGGTTATCAATAACAGAATCAGGTCTCGAAAAATAAATGTGTTCAAATATACAAAAATGTTTTGTAACTTTTTTATCTAAATAATATGTTTCTCTATCTTTTTTTACTTTTTTTCTCTGTGAACTGATAGAATCTTCCTTCTGGTCTAACCGAGACCATTTGAAATTAACATCCATGGCCCAATTTTTTAGTGTTGTTTCGTTATCAAATATAATTACTTCTCCAGGTTCAACATCTCTAATATTTGTTGCACCAATTAAATCAAGAGCACAGGTTTCTGATGCTATTGCATATCCTTCTTTGTATTGACCTATAACTAAAGGACGAAAGCCATAAGGATCTCGAGCGACAACTAATTTATTATCCATTAATGCTATTATGCTAAATGCACCATTTACTTTATTCAATACTGTGAGTAAACGATCCACAGGATCAATACCTTTTGTTCGAGCAATTAAATGTGGAATAATTTCTGTATCAGTTGATGTTTGAAATATTGCACCTTCTTCAGATAGCTTTTGTCTCCAATATGCAGAATCAGTAAAGTCACCATTATGGGCAATAGCAAAACCACCGAAGTCTAAATTGTAAAATAATGGTTGAACATTACTTTTTCCAGTGCCTCCAGTAGTACTGTATCTAACGTGTCCAATTGCTGTACTACCTGGAAGATTTTCTATAACTTTATTTTTACTAAAAATATGATCAACACGTCCATAGTCACCGTGGGTATGAAATTTTTTATCGTATGAAATAATACCCGCACCTTCTTGGCCTCGATGTTGCAAGGCATGAATGCCTAATGCCGCAATTTTAGAAGCTTCAGGAACATTGTATATTCCAACTATTCCACACATATATCAATAATTATGCTAATCTTCGTTAACCAGATGCCAAACTGTTTTGTATCGATTCCAGGCTTTTTGTAAAGTAGGATATTTTCTACGTAATTTAATAGCATCAGCACCTACCATATCATTTTCGTTATATGCTACCTCAATATCTTTAGCTAATTGGGATTGTGAAACCATTTTGCCTCTTTTTCCATTTTTCTTTTGTATAAAAACTGTTTCACCACCATCAGGAGAAACAAAAATTACACCTTTTGGAACATCGTCAACACTCATTGGCCAAGTTAATTTCTTTTTTCTTTTTTTCATTAGTAATATCGTTTGTGATCGCCATTAGGATGACATAGTCTTATTCCATTAGATTTTTTAGGTTTACAATCACCGTTATGCCGAGGAATTAAATGTACGTGTGGCCACATAATAGATTGTCCAGCGGCTAATCCAATATTTTGTCCTATATTAAATCCATCCATTCTGCCTTCTTTGATCCATTCTTCTCCACAATAAAAAGCGAGTTTGTATGCTTCAGTAATATGTTCTATATTATTTTTTTTTGGTACAAATAATAAATGTCCTTTTGTGACCGGAAATTTATCGTAGAATACTGAAACTTTTTTATTTTGGAACATTGGTTTGGCATTACCCAACCAAGTACATTCTTCATAATATTTGATTACTTCTCTGGGTTTCTTGAATGTAGGTTTTTTTGATGGCATTGGTTTTTATTATTCCTATTTTAATATTACTTGAGTTTGGACGATGTTGCAACCTAATTTCGGTCCAATATTTTGTTTTAGGCACAGATGTATTATAATCAGTAATATTTAATAAATTAACTATTGCTTTTCTAACTTTTTCAGCACCACCGTGTTTTTTGCAAGTATCAGATCTTCCTATGTGTACTATTGTTTTGTTAATTTTTATTTTATATACACAAGGTAATTTTATCCATTTGGTAACTGGATTTTTATTATGTCGTATCTTATATTTGTTTATAGTATATAAATCTTCTATAGAATACCATTTAATATCCATTTTAATACCAAATAAAATTGTAGAGGAAAATTATTCCACAAACCCATCCAGCAAAACCATACCAAAAGTCATCCCAACTCCAGTGACCTTTACTCCATAAGTCTAGTCCTTCTTTAATAATTGTTGCAATAAGTCCTAACCATACTAATGGTAGCCAAAATATTGCAAACATAGTTAAAAAGAAAGACCATAAGAAATGTAGTTGTAAGTCTAGTCTAAAATAGTGAAGGATACAATCAGTTAGTTTTTTATAATAAGTTTTAGTTTCCATTGTCATCAAAATCCATGTATAATGAATATTTGGCTGTTAATTCTTCGTCTGTTTTAATATTTTTAATTGACATAAGGTATACTACTGGTAATTGATGCCAAAATCCTTGATATGTTTTACAATTTGGATTAATTGAATGATTATAAAATGCTCCTAAAGCCGTTCTTATATGACCGTGTGGAAAGTTTTTATTTTTAATATGTACAATTCCAAATACTGTATCTTTTGGGAAATCTTTTGTAGCATATAATCCTAATCCTTGTATTTTAGAATATTTAATTGTGATTCCATCTGGAAGTGGTTTATACATTTCTAATCCCTAACTGTTTATATACTTTTTGTACTTTTCTTGCTTGAAAGTAACAGTCTTCTAATGCATTATGCATACCTGTTCTTACTTCGTTAAGATCACGTGGTACTAAACTAAACAAAGTTCGAGAATCTCGTATTTGCCAGTATTGCCATGGAACAGGATGTCCTAATTGTTTATATAAATTTTGTAATATAGCATAATCAAATAAAGGTCCTTGACACCAAAATACATTCACACCTACTGCCCATTTGTTAATTCTTTTAACCATTTCTTCAAGAGGTATTCGATCTTTTTCACCCATAGCTTCATCTTGTATTTCTTTTGATTGTGTTGCCCACCAATCAATTGTTTCTTGCATTACTTCTCTGCCTGTAGTAGTTTGTGAATCCACATCTACTTTAAAATACATACCTTGTGATGGTTCTGTGTGTGTATATGGATCAAATTTTACACCACCTACTGTTAAAATCACAGCATTAGGGTTAGTGCTTAATGTTTCCAAATCTATCATTGCGTGGATCATGAGTATTTTGCCTTTGGTTTCCATCCAGGTTCACCAACATCTTTTAATGGATCTGGAATTTGTTTTATATTAGTAATTTTGTGATTAGGAAATCTTGCTTCAATGTCTTTTCCAGTATCACTATAAACAAACGTTTTTATAGTTTTCTTTTCTAACTTTAAATTGAATTCCCAAGCCTTTTGAGTTGAAGGAGCTGGTGCAGTTTTTATAACCATACAATTATTCTTTCTCCTTCGTTCTAAAATCGTATTTTATAGGTTTCCAATCTTCTGCAAATGGAAATATATGGGTATGTTCTTCAGGTCCGTCATAACCCCATTTAATTTTGCTCCATCCTCTTTCGTGAGCATAATATAAAAACATTTTTGTTATTACCTCAATACCTGCAATAGCACCCGCTAACGTTAGGTAACCTGTAATTATCCAACTGATTAAAAATGTATCAGTAGTCGCAAGGATTCTCCAAGTCAAGGTTTTTACCAGACTTCTTCTGATTTTACTTCTCATAGTTTATTTTACTATGAAAACCAAGATCTGTCAATTAGATGGCTGATGGGTTTGGTAAAGATTCCAAGGTAGGTTTACCACCATTTTCTAGGTAATCGTAATATTCGTTAAATTCGGGTTCATTCATGCAATATATTTCGCCAGCAGAAGTTGGATATTGTTTCACCATGAAATTTTTAACATTTTGTGATGCATTAAGGCAGTCGTTCATAGATGGATACCATGTCTGTTCCCAGATTGCATTACAATCCATGCCAAAACATATTATTATTACCATTATAAATTTCATTTCCTTCCCCGCTCGATTTATTTAAGTGTGTTGATTTAAAAGTTAAGTGAGTTTATTTCTTAGTCAACTTATTGATGAGATCGAACGCAACTTTGACTTTTTCTTCAAGCACTTTAATTCGATAATGCGATTGTGCTAAAGTCACAATGAGCAATATGAAGGCCACAAAGATGGGCCATAGTTTAGATATTATTGTTATTGTGTCTGCGTCCATTATAGCTATTTATAATTCTATCTTACCACGGTATAAACCTTGATAGGTTCGGTCTTACCTTTGACGGTAATGCTGTCGATATATTCAAACGGAAATATATGTTCAATACCTTTCATAGTATTCTCTGAAATTACCAAAGTTTTGCCTAATGTTTTACTTGAGCTTTCTAAACGTGATGCAAGGTTAACAGCATCACCAATTACAGAGTAGTCAAATCTTTGATCAGAACCCATATTACCTACAAGTGCTTGACCTGTGTTAATACCTATGCCTATGTTAATTTCAGGTAATCCTTCTGCAGTTAATTCTTCATTTAATTTTACTAGTTCTGTTTGCATCTGTGACGCTGACATTACTGCTAACATTTGATGATCTTTTACATCAAGTGGTGCATTCCAAAATGCCATAATGCAGTCTCCCATAAACTTATCTACGGTTCCACCATTAGCAATTATAACGTTTGTCATGCGTGTTAAAAATCTATTAACAAGTTTTGTAAGTCCTTCTGGATTGCCTTTATATTTTTCACTTATAGGTGTAAAGCCACGTATATCTGAAAATAAAAATGTCATTATTTTTGTTTCGCCTCCTAGTTTTAATAAAGAAGGATTTTTTTGTAATTTTTTAACCATTCTAGGATCTAGGTAGTGTTCAAATTGTCTTTTAATTTGTAATTTTAGTCTGTTCTCACGTGCAAAGTTATTGTATATTAAATGTCCCCAAACTATGGTAACAATTACAACAGGAGTTAACCATTCTGTAAGATATAATTTTGTGTTCCATAGATAGGCACTTGCTCCAAGTACAATACTTAGATAAACTATGATAGGTATAAAACTCCATAGGACGCCGAGTCGTGGAATAATAATTAGGAATATTATACCTCCTATAATAACAAATGCCCATTCTACTTTCTCTAGCCAATCCGGTCTACTAATAAAATTTTGTGATAATAATGTTTCTGTACCAATAGCCATAATCTCATGAGTGTTTTTTAAACCATTAGGCGTAGTAACGAATGTTGATCCTTTAAATGTAGTTCCAATGAATACAATTTTGCCCTTCATTTTTGACCAGTTACTTTTGTCTGTATAATCTATTCGTGGAATATGATGTCTAAAATCTAACCATATTTCGTTTTTTGCTTTATTGTAATATTGAATTGTTTCTAATATAACAGCAGGAATTGACCTATCAAGTGGTAGTCTTCTTATAGTACCATCTATGTCAATAGGTACACTTACATTACCTACCGCCCGGGCTTTTCGTTCAATGCTGAGTAAGTTTTTAACATCGTCGGTCTCGGTAAGAATAACTGGATATTTTGAAATCATTTTAAGAAACATTTCGTCTCCGCCTAGTCTATCTTTATGTGCAAATACGACTTGTAAGACTACCAGAGCGGCACCACTCCGATAAGCATTAACTATTGTCCGTCCTAAAATATCACGTTTCCATGGCCATTGTCCTTGTTTTTTTAGAGCTTCGTCAGATATATCTAACAAAATTAAACTCTTTGAGTCAAAGTGTTGTCCAAATTTTTGATAGGAATCAAACGTTGTCAGTTTTGCTGACTGAATAGGTGTTGGGTCTGCCCATTTTATGAATAAAAGGATCATCAAAGTGACACAAACCGCCCAGGTGCTTGTTAAAATTTTCGACATAATAGTACAATATTTAAGTGCATATAAATTGGTTAAGATATTACATAAATATTATGGTAAAAGAATTTTAGGAGAAAAATGCGAATTTTAACGACAATATTACTATTTTTATTCATGATAACTGGGTCAAACGCCAGTGAAATCACTTTTGACTTTGACAGTCCATCTTTTAGTGGACAGGGCAAAAGTTCACATTATTTGACCATTGAAAACATAGAAAAAACAAGAAAAGATGCTATAAAAGCCGCTGATAAAGCCGCAAAAGAAAAAGCAGAACAAGATGCAAAAAATACTGCGGTAGCAAAATTCAAAGCAAACTTAGAATCAAGATTTTATACGGCTTTAGCAAAACAAATTACAACAAACGTATTTGGTGCTGACGGCTTACAACAAGATTCAGGAACATTTACATCACCTATTGGTGGAGAAGTTGTAACTTGGACAACGCCTTCAGGTACTGGTAATGTTACAATTACTGTTACTGAAACAGACGGAACTGTAACATCATTTACTATGCCGAAGGAAGACTAATAATAATGTTTAAAAAATTAGCAATTATATTTCTAGCAACTTTATTTCTGGCTAGTTGTGCTGGTAAACCAGACTTCGATTACAGAACTCAAAAGCCTGCGGCAAAAACATTTATTGAGGTTCCTGAGTTAGATGGCGATCCAATTATAATTGCTGTCTATGATTTCTTAGATATGACAGGGCAAAAGAAGCCAGGTGGCAATTTTGCTTCAATGAGTACAGCAGTAACTCAAGGTTCATATCAACTTTTAATTAAAGCATTACAAGATGCTGGAGAAGGCAAATGGTTTAGAGTTGTTGAAAGAGCAAGTCTACCAAGCCTATTACAAGAAAGAAAACTTATTAGATCAACAAGACAAATGGCAGATGGTGATCAAGCTGAACCATTACCAGCATTATTATTTGCAGGTGCATATATTACAGGTGGTATAGTAGGATACGATTCAGATACTAAATCAGGTGGTATAGGTGCAAGAATTTTAGGCGTACAAGCCAATACACAATACAGACAAGATGTAGTTACTGTTATTTTAAGATTAGTAAATGTGCAAACAGGTGAAGTTGTTATATCAACAACAATTGAAAAAACAATATTCTCAACAGGAACAGGTGGAGATATATTCAAGTACTTTGATGCTGATACAATGTTATTAGAAACTGAAATTGGAGTAGCAAGAAACGAACCAGTTACTTTTGCTGTGAGAAAAGCAATTGAAGCCGGTGTTGCAGAAATTATACAAGTAGGTGCTAAAAAAGAAATATGGAAAATTAAACTACCACCGGAACCAGTACTACCAGAAGCAGTTGAAGAGTCAGATGCAGAAGTTGTTACTGAAGAAGAAGTAAAAGTAAATTTAGAAGTAGAACAAACAGTAGTAAAAATTAAAACAAGAGAAGAATACCTAGCAGAAAAGAAAGCTAAAAAACTTGCATTGTTAGAAGAGAAGAAAGCTAAAAAAGAAGCCTTGAAGGCAGAAAAGTTAGCTAAAAAAGAAGCATTGTTGGCTAAAAAACATTTAAAGAAAGTTCAAAAGAATGAATTAGCTTGGTATAATAAAGCTAACAGTACAGATTTTAAAACTTGGGATGAATATCAAGACCATTTAAAAATGTTAGTAGCATTTGATTTAAAAGAAACAGAAAAAGAAATACGTAAAGCAAAAATTCAAACAATTTTAAATGATCAGAAAGCCGCATTGGAGGTCGCAGATGAGAGCGTTATTATTGAGTCTAATACTGTTACTAGCAACAACGATTAATTGTTATGCGAGTAATAAAGTCTTTATAACACAAATTGATCAAGAAAATGGTTCAGTCTATATAAAACAAGACGGATTAAACAATACGTTTGGAAGAAGCACAGATAATCCTTTTGTAATTGACGGAAATAAAATTACTATTATTATTAAACAAATAGGTAATACAAACGTAACAGATTATAATGGTCACTTATCTTTTAAAGGTACTAATATGACCTTTGATTATACAGCAATTGGTAATTCTAATAAATTAAGACCTGACATAGATGACGTTAATGCTACAGGTTTTTATTTAGATCATGATATTACAGGTGATTCAAACGTAGTAGACTATGATACTTGGTCAGACTCTACAACAAATTTCAATGTTGACTTAGACATTTATGGAGATTCAAATACATTTTGGGTTCAGAATAGAGGTGACAACCATTTCTTATATGTTCGTATGTCAGGTGACTCAAATACTGTAGAATGGTACAGTTCAACAGATTCAGAAGGATTTAATACAAATGCAAATAAGGCAATTGGTCCACAAACTGCTTCGCATAGTCAGTTTGCAGATAGTTCAGGTAGCGAAGGTGCAAGTGCAGATATTTACATAGTAGGAAATTCAAATGTAATACACACTTCATCATATGGTACAGGCAACTATCAACTTCACGATTTTATAGGTAATTCAAATCTTTTAGATATTCACTCTAGTTACACTGGTTCTGATACAGACCCTTATGGAGATTCAGCAATAATATCAGGCGATAACAATTGGTTGAGAACAATAATAAATGGTGATGATAATACAATAAGACTTCACATGGCAGGTGGTAATAATACTGCTAAAATTTTTCTTTATACAGATGATTCAGTAATAAACTTTGCTCAAACAGGTGGAGGTAATGATGGTAAGGTTACTATAACAGGTGATAGCATTTACGACTATACATTAAATTTTACACAAGACGGTTCAGACACTTGCGTATATTCATACAACAGGAATACTCAATCAGCTGATGTAACTGCTACTGTATCTAACGGGTGTTAATCATGAAGAAGTTCTTCTTTGTGGTATCCTTTTTGATACTATTTGTTACAAATGCTTTAGCTGTAACTGTAGGTGAAGTTAAAGACAAAATGGGTTCCACGTTTAATGAACGTGGCGGAAAAACTTATAAAGTTGAATCAGGTTATCTTTTAGAAATGAATGACTTTCTCCAAACTGGAGAAGATGGTGCTATGAACATTGTGTTTGTAGATGAAACAAAAATTACTCTTGCACCTAACACAGAATTTTTAATTGATGAATTTGCTTTTGACACAACAGTTGTGCCAATAGAAATTGCAATGAATGTATCGGTTAACGTAGGAACGTTTACTTACGAGTCTGGCGAAATTTCTAAAATGAATGGTGATGTAGAAATTGCAACGCCAACAGCAACAATTACAGTACAAGGTACAGCATTTTCAGGATCAGTATCAACAAGTGGAGTTACAACAATTACATTACTTCCGGATTCTTCTGGGCAAGTAGGAAAAGTTACAGTTTCTAATGATGCAGGTTCTCAAACAATAACCCAAGTATATACATCAGTAACAGTTATTAGTGATAGCCTAGTACCTAGAGCACCATCTCCATTAGATAATCTTCAGAAAAAGAATTTATTTGATTTAGATAGTGTTGAAGACGGTATTGAAGATAAAAATGATCTTCAATTTGATAGAAAAGAAAATAACGAATTTTTAGAAAACGAAAAAGAAATGTTTGAATCTAACGAGTTGTTAGAGCAAGAATCTTTAGAAATAGAAATGGATGCCAAAGAAGCCAACGAAATGGAAGAACAAATTGTATCAGAGGAATTAACAATTGAATCAGACACATTAACATCAGACACTACGGTGGCAGTTGAAGATTTTACAACACAATCAAGTGAAATAGATACAAGTTCTACTCAAGATATAGTAATAGATGAAGTAGTAGAATCAGACATAGATACATCTTATTATGATTCATGGGAAGACGATTTAAAAGATTGGGGTTATATTGATGACGACAATCAAATATCAGTGTGGGACGCTGAAGGTGAACAAACTATGGATTGGGATGATGCTAAACAGATGTATGCAGAAATGGATCAAGCATACTTTGACGCAATAGGTTGTTCAGATTGTACGTGGGACACAATTAATTGGGATTCTATAGATTGGGATGAAGTTGATTGGACTGCATACATGGAAGAATATAACGACTTATTAGAAGATTATGGATTGACGGCTTATGATGCCGTAGTAGAAGATAAATCTGAAGAAGTTGAAGAAGAAGCAACATCTACAATTGAAGGATATACTTGGGAAGATTTTAAATTAGATGACGAATATTATGCTAACTCAGATTACATAGCAAATGGCGGCCCACCAACTTTAACAATAGAAAATTATTGTAATTACAATGGCTATGGTAGTGATTGGTGTACTCAAGAATATTTAGATTACTTAAATGACTGGTATACAGATGACTGGAAGTTGTTTAAAAATTATACTTCATGGACACCAGAAGCTAAATCACTTTTCAAAAAATGGTATGGCTGGTGTTGGGTAAGCAGTTGGACTTGGGAATTTTGTGAAGGTCAACCCTATCCTTGGGATATGCCAAGTTTAAAAGACAAGTATATTGCGGATTGGACTTGGGACGATTGGGATACATTTTATGATTGGACTTACAACTGGTACTACTATGGTGAGTATGAAGAAGATGATGGTTCAGTAACATTAGAAGAAGAGTATGCTTACGAAGATGATTATGATCAAGATTTAGAATTAGAACTATGGTTAGCAGATATTGATAACGAAGAAGATTGTCTTAATTGGGGTTACTATTGGGACACTGCAAATTCAGCCTGCGGTACAGAATGGGTTGACAATGATGCTGGAACAACAGTAACAACAAGTGGTGAAGTTATTAACTATGAAACAGGAGATATTACTCAAACAACAGTTACAACAGATGGTGTCACAGGTGCAACTTCATCATCAACTGCAACAGGAAGATATACAACTGGTAGTAATACAAACGATGCCACTGCTAGTACAAGTGGAAACTATTCAATTGTAAACAGAACGCATGGTGGTCATACTGCATATATAAAATCTGAAACGGCGGACTCTGCAGACATTCAAATAGTTCAAGATTCAGAAACTCAAAATATAACAATTGGTACAGATTCTACTAAACCTGAAGTAACTATAATTCAAACAGATTAATTTTTAATTGTATAAACTTTAATTTTTTCAGTTTTGCCTTTAACTGTAATGCTATCTATGTATTCAAAAGGATAAACTGTTTCAATGCTGTGTCTAGTGTCTTCACCTATTACTAGTGTTTTGCCTAATGTTTTACTAGAGCTTTCTAGTCTACTTGCTAAATTTACAGCATCTCCAATTACAGAGTAATCAAATCTTTGTCTAGATCCCATATTACCTACAAGTGCTTCACCTGTGTTAATACCAATTCCTATATTAATTTGAGGTAGTCCTTCAGCAACTAATTGTACATTTAATAATGCTAATTCTATTTGCATTTCAATTGCACTTTTAACTGCTAGTTGTCTGTGTTTGTTATTATCCAATGGAGCATTCCAAAATGCCATTATACAGTCGCCCATAAACTTATCTATTGTTCCACCATTTTTGATTATAATGTCGGTCATGCTAGTTAAAAATCTATTAATAAGTTTTGTAAGTGCTTCTGGATTACCTTTGTACTTCTCACTAATAGGTGTAAATCCTCTAATGTCTGAAAACAAGAAAGTCATTGTTTTTGTTTCTCCACCTAGTTTTAATAGTGAAGGATCTTTCTGTAATTTTTTAACCATGCTTGGATCTAAATAATGTTCAAATTGTCTTTTAATTTGTTTTCTTAGTCTACTTTGTGTTGCAAAATTATTGTATGTGCTATGCGACCAAATTAAAAATATGTATAATACTGCAAATGAAGGATCTATTAACCAACCTTTGTTTGCATAAGCCATAAATGATGCATAACTTATTCCACCTAATACAAAAACTAATAGTGGAACAGAAAATAATACTGATACTCTAGGAATTAATACTATCATTAATAATCCTAGTAAACCTATAAACAAAATTTCATATGTATCTGCCTGTGGAAGTCTAGTCAAATATTTTCCTGTTAGTAATGTATCTAATGCTTGAGCAGTAATTTCTTGATCTGTGGTTAATCCAAAAGGTGTATATTTTAATACACTTAATCCTGCGGCATCTAATCCTACAACTATTATTTTTCCTTTAACTGTATTTGCATCAAATTCAGAACTTAAAACATAGTCAGCAGATACGTGATTATATTTTTTTGGATTTGCATAATTTATATACATTTCTGCATTATGATTTACAGGTATTCCAGCATTCTTTTTAACAAGGATTTCGTCTATACCGTGTTCTTTAGCAACAACTTTAATTCTTTTCGATTTGTTAATTACTCTAACATTTTCAATTAACATACTAGGATATATTTTGTTGCCTATTGTTATTAGTATTGGCATTTTTCTTACAACAGAATCAGGTTCGGGTGCTGTTACATTTACACCACTTCCTGCTACACCTACTGTAAGTTCAGTCAAAGGAGGTACTATACCTGCATAGTTCCATAACCATGGCTCTACATTTCCTTTTTTTATAATTTGCGTTGTGCTAGGTAAAATGTTATCAATGTTATTTTTAACACTCATCATTAAAATAGTATTGCCAGATTCTTTTATTACTATAGAAAAAACTTTGTCTGTGTCTACTAAATTTTTTTGTAATAGTTCTCTAGTTTCATCAGACATCGGAAAAGAATTTAGATATTGGGTTGATCCCATACGATCTGGTTCAGCAAAAAGAATATTGTAATTAATTACTACTGCTCCTGCGTCGCCTAATCGTGCATGAAGCATTGCCATTATATGTCTAGGCCATGGCCATTGTCCATACTTTGCAATATCTTTTTCACCTATATCAACAATAGTAATTAAATCACTAACGTCTTGTCTAGAATGTATAGTTTGAAAGTAATCCCACGTTTTGTATCTTAAAGTTTTTACGGAATCGTTATTGTTTACTCTGACACCTAACAATACAATAGCAACAATAATAACCATCCATATGCTTGTAAAAAATTTCATTACCTTTCCTGTAATGCCTGTCCTACACTATTATGAAATGGTGTTGTAACGTAACTTAATATTGTTCTTTCGCCAGTTAATATAAAGATTTGTACTTGTATACCAGGAACTAAAACATATTCAATACTGCCAGCAGTAAATTTTTGTTGTGCAAGTTCTAATTCTATTTCATACCACGTGCCTTGTTCTGATTGTACAGCATTAGGAGATATAGATATTATTGTTGCATTAATGGGTCCAAATTTTAATTGATCTTGGTTAGCAAGTTTAATTTTTGCTGATTGTCCTACTTTAACGTATCCTCTGTCTTTAACAAATAGTTTACCTGATACAATTAGTTTTTGATTTATAGGAACTATTAATAAAATAGTTTCTCCTTTTTTAACCACTGCTCCAGGATTTCTATAATTTAAACTTTGTATTCGTCCATCTATATTAGCAACTACATTGTAAGGCTCATAACCCACACCTGGATTAATAACAAGAATTACATCATCTTTTTTAACTAAATCTCCTTGCTTAACATTTACTTCAACAACTTGTCCATCAACCATTGTGTCTATAGAAGTAAAATTACTTTCAGGAACAACATATCCTATTGCTTGAGTAGTAATATCTACTTTAGCAAACCACATCCATAACATAAATGTTACAAATAAAGTTGTAATTCCTAAAAAGAATTTACTTGATGAATTTGATGATTTCTGAGACTGCTCTATCACGTTGTTGTATAAACTCCTTTGCTTTTGTATATTTGTTTGTTCCTTGTAATGCTCGTGCGGCTAATATGTTAGATCCAATTAAAGAACCAACATCTAAACGTCCTTGCATAATCATTACTGCTCCAATGGCAATAATTGTTAGTGTTAATAATCCAGTTATAAGGATTTCAACACTAGACATAGAATCCTGTGTAAGATTTAAATTTGTTTTCCATGTAATAACTCGATTTATTATGATCATAAAAATTGCAGTAATAACAGCCGCGGTCCAGTTTATAAAAATTAAAACTATTAAAAATGATAATATAAATGGCCAATCTAATATCCAACTTGTAACTGATGACGTTCGCATATTTTTAACCAATGTGCCAGCACCATCTAATTTTTTATATTCTTGTGCAGTTAATTGTCCTGCAGTTTTAAATTTTTCTGTAAACCTTTTTAATAATGGATCGTAAATTTTTTGATTAAATTCTTGCATCATTATTGATCTATTTTGTCTAAATGAAAATTCAAATCCTAATGCCAACACTGCTCCTATTGTTAATGATATTAATGTTGCTGAGATTCCAGACGCAAGATATTTGTTTAATACAATAATCACAAATAGTGCAGGTGCCAATGCACATACACCAATAACTAAACTACTGATTAATAGCATTGTAGCAGTTTTTTTATCACGAGATAAATGTCGAATAAGGCTTTTCATTATATACGTATTTAATGTTGTGTTTATTGTATGATTGGATCTACGAGTCCTAAGACTTTATGTAATTGATACCTAGCAACTAGAAGGTCAATTTGGGCATTTTGGTAAGCAACTTCGCTCATAATATAAGAGGTTTTCATTCCAAATACTGCCATAATTGGTGAATTACCTGCTTTAAAATCTTCAAGTGTTAAGGCATACATTTCTTTGTTAATTTCTACTGTTCTTTTTAATGTTTCTAAGTTCTTTTCAACTAATACATAATTGTTCCAGGCATTGTTAAATTGTTCATTTACAATTCTTACAACATCTTCATATCTAAGTTCAGCAGAACCTAGTTTAGCCATATCACTTCTTTTTTGATGTACGTTAGCAAAGCCACCAAATATTTTCCAACTTAATGTAATATCTGCTCGCCACTCTTCTTTTTGTTCATTGTATGCTCCGCCTAGTTCACCTTCTTTTTCTGTGTAAGATATTTTACCATCTATTCT